TAACAGGATCATCAGAGAACGCTTTATTCATAAAAGAGCATGAGGAAAGGAGTAGTGTAAGTAATAGTAGTAGTAGTAGACAACTAACAGTACTCTTAGAGTCTCTATGTAACTTAGTGTATAACATATGACTCTCTCTTTATGGACACTGTGTGTCTATTATACACCCCCACACGCTTTTGTCAATAGAAAAATGCACATAATAGCAAAATAATTTATTTTTCTATTGACATGTGCTCTATATGCACTATAATAGGTAGTAGAGGAGAACAGGTATTTAATAAAAGAACTAAAAGATGCTACTCGTAAGCCATCTACTGCAGTTTTCTTTTCGGACCTAATATGTGTTCTCCTTTCCTTCTTATACATTATACTCTATATAGAGATATTACACATTATGCTCCTTTCCACAATAGTCGCTAAATACTATGTAGCCATACTCATGTCAGTTACAATGCCTAACGTGCCTCCACAGGGCTGGGTACACATGATGAACTCTTTTGATACCTACGAAGAGTGTAACGCCTCTCTAGAGGCAGATAGATACACATACACGATAGTTACTTTGCAGACTTTCAAGTCTATCATAAAAACAGTTGACATGATGGAGTGTCTAACCATTCCAGACATACAAGAGTTAAACAATAAATTAGGACATCTTTCTAGAGGTATAGAAGCGTAACGCACTTCAGACTTGTCTGTGTCTCCCGACCACTGCTTCCTAGAAGTGTGGCGAACAGAAATCGGGCTACAGACTACTTTCATATCATATATACAAAAGGTAATTACTCCTACTCATGCACACGCCTAGTCTAGCCACTCGTAAAACAGAACTAACCGACAAACAAGAGAAGTTCATTAACGCTCTAGTCAGTAACGGTGGCAAGGTGAGCCAAGCAGTCGAAGAGGCTGGCTACAGACCTACAAGTCGATCATGGCTTATGCGTACACTAAAGGATGAGATACTAGAGCGTACACGTTCTATGTTAGCCTCCTACTCTGTTAAAGCTGCTCATCGTATTACAGAAGGTCTGGATGCGGATGGCACGTTACCTGTTAATCAAATGGATATGCGCTTTAAAAGTGCAGAGGCCATTTTAGATCGTGTCGGCTTGAGCAAGAAGCACGTAACAGAAATACAAGGAGAAGTGGTACATGGTATTGTAATGCTTCCTGCAAAAGATAAACCCAAAGAAGTAGAGGTAACAATAGATGGGTAATGTAATACAACAAGGCGCAGAAAAAACTGATGAACAGAAGCAAGATCAAATAGATATAATAGAAAAAGCTCTAGGTAAAGAAGCTGTTGATCTTGCATTAGCAGATTCTAGAGCTATGACAAGACTATACTCTAAAGCTCTAGCTAAACTAGAAACTGGAGCAACTAACTTAGACTCTACAACAGACGCAGAAAGAAACCCTACTATGTATAAAGCTGGTGGCCTAGTCGGTAAACAAGGAAAATTAGATAAGAACAAAGATGGTAAAATAAGTGGAGCAGACTTCAAAATGATGAAGAAAGGTGGCGCTGTTAAAAGCTACGCCTACGGTGGTCGTGTAGCTGCAATGTCTGCCGAGAAATCCTAACATTACTAACAAGAGAACCATTGCCAGAACAAGGCGTAAGGCTTCCACAACCAAAGAAGTAACAAAAGACAATGGCTCAAAAACCGATACCTCGCACCAAGAAAAACTATCGCTCTACAAAAAAGGGTGCAGGTATGACGAAAGCAGGAGTAGCAGCACACAACAAAGCTAATCCCGGTAGTAAACTAAAAACAGCCGTAACTGGTAAAGTAAAAAAAGGAAGTGCAGCAGCTAAAAGACGCAAAAGCTACTGTGCTAGATCACTAGGTCAATTAAAGAAAGCATCAGCTAAGACACGTAACGATCCTAAGAGCCGTATCAGACAAGCTAGAAAAAGATGGAAGTGCTAATGGTTATACCTAAAAAACCCGGACTATACGCTAACATACACGCTAAACGTAAACGTATTGCTGATGGCTCTAAAGAGACTATGCGTAAGGTAGGTGCTAAAGGCGCTCCTACTAAAGCTAACTTTATACGTTCTGCTAAAACAGCTAAGAAACCTACACGGAGAGCATAGTATGACTTTAGAAGATGTGTGTCCTAAATGCGGTAAAGAAGGTTGTAAATGCGATCCAGAGACTTGTGAGTGTGAGCCATCAACTCCTTCAGAAGAACTAGTACAAGACTTTGAAGAATAAACCTTATCCTAAAGGCAATGCTCCTCGCCCTGTAAAGTTTAAGGCAACTTACTCAAAAAGAAAAGGTAAGTCTGATAACTTTTCAGCAGACGCTAGTGTACAGCACAAAGGCTTTAAAGGCTCTTTAGGATATTCTACAAGCTCTAACAAATTAGAAAATCCCTACGTGTCTGAACAATACAGAGGAAAGAATTTAAGAGCAAGTGCTACAGTTCCATTAGGTAAAGGTGTAAGTTTAAGTGGAAACATCTCTAGAAACTCAGGTAAAGGTAAATACCAAGTAGATGCACCTGACTACAAAGGCTCTGGAAGTTATAGAGAAAAACCTACTTACTCTTATGGAGCAGGAATAGAAGCACCGTTACTAGGTGGACGAGCTTCTCTTAACGCTTCAAGAACTCCCGGTCAACCGAGCATAGGTAGAAAACAAGAAAGTTATATTGGAGGACGTTTAACACTTCCTTTTAATAAAGGTGGTAAAGTTAAAGCAAAAAGTAAAAGAGCTAAGAAGAAATAATGTGACATGAAGTTTCAAAAACTTTTCCTATTGGTGACAGATGGTATAATGCTTCTTCTATTAATCCTATCACTAAAAAAGAAATGCCTGAACAAGAAGTTCGTAAACGTGTAGTAGACGGTGAACTTAAACCTCACGGTTCTTTTAAAACACATGCTGAAGCAATAAAAGCAGCTAAAAGAAGATCTAAGAGTTTTGATAATAAATCTTCAAAAACTCTACAGAAAAAATATAATAATACAACCAGAAAAGCAACATACAGCAGTGACAGATGAACCTCCTACTAAGAAAAAAGCAGGTAGACCTAAGTTAGCAAAGGGACAAAAAGGAAGCTACAACGTATCTCGCATAGAAAAAAAGAAAAAAGTAATACGTAAGAAAGTCTCATCCGCACAAGAACAAGAAAGAAAAGCTAAGAAGAAGCTAAACGAACTCAACGACAAGCAAGCCAACATCAAACATGCAGAAAAACTTATAGGCAAAGGTGGGCTGGCAGTCGAGGAGAATGTTAAGAAGTTACCAAAAAGTCTAAAGGCAGCGTTACACGATAATACACAAATCCTATTTAATCCGAACACTGGTCCACAGACTGACTTTTTAGCAGCCCCAGAGAAAGAAGTCCTATACGGAGGTGCAGCAGGTGGAGGTAAATCCTTTGCTATGTTAATGGACCTACTAAGATACGCACACAACGGTAATCATCGTGCGCTATTGCTACGTCGAACTCTATCAGAACTCACAGAGCTTATAGATCAGTCAAGAAAAATCTATCCACAAGCTTTTCCCGGTGCAATATTTAGAGAGTCTAAGAGTACGTGGTCTTTTCCGAGTGGCGCTACAGCCCTATTTAGTTACGTAGATAAAGACTCAGACGTAGCACGTTATCAAGGACAAGCTTTTACTTGGATTGGTATAGACGAGTTAGGACACTATCCTACTCCTTACGTTTGGAACTACCTACGAAGTCGTCTACGTAGTACAGACACTACAATAGAGACTTACATGAGAGCGTCTGCTAATCCCGGTGGTGGTGGCGGTTGGTGGATAAAGAAGATGTTCATAGATCCTTCTGTACCTAACTCACCTTTCTGGGCTACAGACTTTGACACAGGAAAGACTCTAAAGTACGCACCTAGTCATCCTAAGAGAGCAAATGAACCTTTATTTCAACGTAGATTTATACCTGCTAGACTAACAGACAATCCTCATCTAGCAGAGTCAGGCGAATACGAAGCAATGCTTCTCTCTCTACCAGAAGTAGAACGTAGAAGACTATTAGAAGGAGATTGGGATGTCGCAGATGGTGCAGCTTTTTACGAATTTGATAGATCGGTTCACGTTGTTGAGCCATTTGAAATACCATATAATTGGCCTAGAGTACGGGCTGCTGACTATGGGTATAGCAGTCCTAGCTGTGTCCTCTGGGGTGCAGTAGATTGGGACAATAACTTCTGGATATATCGTGAGCTATACAACAAAGGCTACACGGGTGAGACATTAGCTGAGATGATACTCGCTCTAGAACAAGATGATCCACCCATGAGTATATCAGTACTAGACGGAGCATGTTGGTCTAATCATGGTACTGGTCCTAGCATAGCAGAAACACTAACACGTAACGGTGTACGTTTCATACCAGCAGATAAAAATCGTATGTCAGGAAAGATAGAGTTGCATAGAAGATTAGGTTTCAATGATCGTACAGGAGAGGCTCGTTTACGTATAGTAAGTACGTGTACGAATCTCATACGCACGTTACCCACACTACCTTTATCTAAGACTAACTCTGAGGACGTAGATACTAGAGCCGAGGATCACGCCTACGATGCTCTAAGGTATATGTGTATGACGAGACAGACGGGTCTACCACACGCAGGTATGCTCAATAGAGTCAAAGAACAGACCTATGCACCTGTTAACAACGTATTTGGATACTGAGCATGACTGAAAAAACATCAAGTGAAGCTCTTCTAGGAGGTATGCAAGAAGGATTAAAACCTTTTGAAATAGATCCTAAAACAAATAGAAAAACTATGTTTCCTGATAGATTTACTTTGTTAGATGCTCAACAACACTACAACGAAACTCACGAAGGAAATATAACAGCATTTAATCCTAAAGGTGGTTTAAAAAAATTTAAAGACATCACAATAGAAAATATAGCTACAAACTCTAAAGATTTTATAAAGTCTATAATGATGCAGGTTAGGCTTGCAGGAGGAAGCGCAGAGGCTATTGAAAGAAAACAAAGATCTGCGTTTGCAAATCTACGCCTTGTAATAGGTAATAGTACACCACTTCTTCCTGATTCTTTTGATAATTTAGCTACTAGTCTTCCTAGTTATAATCCAGACCATCCAAAGACTATAGATTTCTTTGAAGGAAATGAGTCTAGATACACTAAATCATCAGCAACGTATGCTATTAGAGATCAAGATGAAATTATACGTAGTTGGTTTGAAGGATTAGAAAATCACGCTACTGACAACGCTGTTGACATACCTGTAGTAGAGGCTATTAAATTAGGAGTTAATACAGGTTTTAGACCTAGCTTAATCACAAACTTATCAAGAGAAAAAGTAAGTGTACTAGAAGATGGTACAACAATGCTTATGTTTAGATCAACAGATGAAGGTGTTAAAGAATCTAAATCAAAAGGAGGTGGATTAAAATTTGGTAAATTCTGGAGAATACCTCTTAACAAAGAAGCAGGTGATATAGTACGTGAAAGATTACAAGTTTTAAAGTCTTTAGGTTTAGAAGGTAAGACAGATAAACTTTTCTTTTTAAATGACCCTTCTAAAAATAGTACAACTCCTCTAACAACTACTCATATGAACAGAGTACTAGGAGAAGTAAAACTGTTCAACGCTGAAGGCGAACCTGAAGGAATCATAGAAGATTTAGACAGTCTTGATCCAGATAAAAATAGAGGTATACGATACAACTCACTTCATATAGCTAAAGACGATAGAGCTAAGTCTGGATCACAACTGCTACGTAACATGCACACTCACTTAGCACATAAAGCAGGAATAGATCCTAGTATAACAGATTATCTTCAAGGGCGTGTATCAGAACAATCTATTGGTGTAAAGTTAAACTATCTTCAACATGCTAGTGATGCTGTTCCTGCTGATTACATATTAGAAGGGTTGTCTAAGTGGGGAACATACTTTAATAGAATAGGTGTGGCACAAAAAGACTATCAGCCGGGAGCTATTGGTACAAATCAAATTGGTGATAATATATCAGAGAATGCTCAGAAGGTTTCTTTACAAGTTTCAGCACAAGCTGATAATAGATCAATTGATAATCAAAAAGCAGTAATAGATAAAAAACAAGAAGTACAAAAATACGTTCAAGACACATATGGTATAGAAGATAGAAAGTACTTAGAAGCAATATCAAATGTTTATACTTCTATGCCTCTCTTTGAAAATATTGAAAATTTCAATAATAATCTTGAAAAACCTTTTAATTTTACTTCTCCAAGTGAACTTAAGGAGTTATATAGCGAGTATACGAAACGAACTAAACCTACATCCCGTCTATCTGAACTAACAGACTTAGCTGCTCAAGAGCAAGAAGCAATAAAACAAAGTACTGCTTTACCTGATTGGATGAATACAGGTTTAAAATATGATGCAGATGGATTACCTATTTTATCAGATGAAGAACTGACCTCAATAGGAGAGAAAATGGCAAAAAGAGGTGAAGAGAGTTATAGTAAAAATCTTATTCTTAGACCAAGAGGAGCAGCTTTTAGTACAGAGACAGATAAGAACATTGAAGCAGAGATAGCTCCTTCTGACGTAGCGGCTAAACCAGATTTCTTTTCAGATGAAGAAACATCAAAACGCAGAGATGAGTTATTTGATCAGGTAACAGATTTATTTAATCCACTTAATAAAATAGGGACGGGAGTTAAAATAGCTAAAACGATTGGTAAAGCTTTTAAAGCTACACCTCCTAAAGCTAAACCACCTAAAATTAAACCACCTAAAGATACAAAAAAGAAGAAGCCATAAAACGTGGCTTTAAGTTAAATTATCAACAACAACAACAAAGGAGAGAGTAACATGCCAACAGGTAACAAGCAAATGTACGGAAAAGGCTACATCATGGGTCAAATGGGTAAACAAGGTGATTTTTCAGACGTTAATGAATCAGCACTACACCGTGAAAGTCTAGAGTTTGGCGTAGGTGTTAAAGAAAGTGTTCTAACGGAAGATTTTCCTTCAACGTCAGGTAACAATCATATGGGTCAAGCTAGTATGATCATGGCTTCATCTAAACAGAGTATCTAAGTACAGAAAAAGAAACATACATATGGCAGATAATACAAACGACTACGAAGGCGATGAAATGCTTGACGTTCCTGAAGCTAAAGGAGCTACAGGTATTATTGGCACTATCATGGAACGTTTTCGTAATGCTGAGACAGGTAGACAACTAGAAGAAGAACGTTGGCTAAAAGCCTACAAGAACTATCGTGGTGTCTACGACTCTAGCACACAATACCGTAGCAACGAGCGCAGTCAAGTCTTCATTAAAATAACAAAGACTAAAGTGTTAGCAGCTTACGGACAAATCATAGATGTATTATTTGCTAATAATAAGTTTCCTATTTCTGTTGAATCTACACCTATGCCTATGGGTATAGATGAGTTTGCCCATCTAAGTAAAGTACCAGTAGAAAGCAACTCAGAAGACTCTTATGGTTTTGAGGGTGACGGTAAAGAACTACTTCCCGGTGCAATGGAGGCTACTCCTACGCCACAAGCTGCAGAGCTAGGTGGATTAGCAGGAAAATACAAAGGTGCTAATCTAGCTTCTGGTCCTGCACGTATGGCTGAACCTCAGATTGAACCTGCAGCAGATGCTGCCCGTGTAATGGAGAAGTGCATACAAGATCAGCTACTAGACACTAGTGCTGTAACTGTACTACGTCACTCTATCTTTGAGTGTGCGCTACTAGGTACAGGTGTAATTAAAGGACCATTCAATTATACTAAAACAATACATAATTGGATTAAAGATGAGAATGGTGCAAAAACTTACAAACCTATAGAGAGAACTGTACCTAAGATAGAGTCCGTGAGTTGTTGGGATTTCTATCCTGATCCTAGCGCAACAAGCGTAACTGATGCAGAGTACGTCATACAACGTCATAGAATGAACAGGGAGCAAATACGTGATCTTATTAATCGTCCACACTTTGATGAAGAAGCTATCGGAAACGTACTTGCTAGTGGACCTAACTATCAAGAACGTTACTTTGAATCTTCACTACACTCTAACGAAGATGATCCTACTTACTCGACTAGTCGTTACGAGATTTATGAGTATTGGGGAAGTCTTGATAGCAATCTTGCAGAAGACTTTGGAATTGATCTTGACAGCATTGAGGGCGATCTTGACTCTGTTCAAGTAAACGTCTGGATATGTGGACAAGAACTACTACGTTTCGTTATTAATCCTTTCATTCCTGCACGTATACCCTATCACTCTTTTCCGTATGAGCTTAATCCGTATCAGTTGTTTGGTGTAGGTGTAGCTGAGAACATGGAAGATAGTCAACTTCTCATGAATGGTCATATGCGTATGGCTATCGACAATCTAGCACTAGCAGGACATCTAGTATTTGACATAGATGAAACACAACTAGTTCCCGGTCAATCCTACGACATCTTTCCCGGCAAAGTCTTTCGTAGACAGTCAGGAGTCACTGGTACTGCAGTAAACGCCATTAAGTTTCCGAGTACTGCTGGTGAAAACATACAGATGTACGACAAAGCTAGGCAGTTAGCTGACGAGCAAACAGGTATACAGAGTATATCGCATGGGCAGACGGGTGTAACTGGTACAGGACGTACTGCTGCAGGACTCAGTATGTTAATGTCTAGTGCAGGACTAAGTGTCAAGACAGTTATTAAGAACGT